AGATACAAAAGTGGCACCAACATTTTTACCGTGGTGTCCGTTGCCTGAGGAATCCTGCTCAAAGTTGAGGATATCGTACTGACTGATAATTCCACCCGTTGCGACAAAGCCTTCGGATCCGCCACCAGCAGCTGCCAACAATGCACGATGAGAACCTAAACTCATTAGCCCATCGCCTGACCGGCGACAAACCCATTCCAAACAGTACCACCATCCAAGGTGATAAATGTTAACACATCCACTGCCGCAGCAGTAGTAGTTAACGTAGGAGCAGTAGCAGCCGCCCAATCAACCGTCCCTGGCCAAGTTACCGTTCTGGAACCTGTCCCGTCTTGAACTAGAAATAATGTAAACGAGCCAGCCGTACCTGAGGCTGGCGGGTTAGAGAACGTAAGCGTACAGTTCGCAGTCAGGGTAATCTTATAGAAGTTTCCATTTTCAAGATCAATCGTCGCTGCAGAACCAGACGTACCATTAGTTACTAATGTTTCTCCAACATCCTTGAATACCGCTTTTGAAATAATCTGATCGCCAGCATCTACAGCCCCCGAAAGAGTACCACCAGCTTTAGGTAATGCTGCGTTAGCCGTAGTAGTCGTAGAAGTTAGGACCGCATCTCTTGTTGCAATATCAACGCCATCAAAGGTACTATTAGTTGTAATAGCACCAGTCACGGCTCCGCCAGCCAATGGAAGATAGGCAGCCAACCCAGAGGTCATCGCCACAGTCCCACTAGCATCTGGAAGTGTAATCGTTCGATCCGCTGTGGGATCAGTCGCTAACAGCACGGTCTCATAACCATCTGCTGTAGCGCCCTCAAACTGAACCCTGTCCTTAACCAGAACACTAGCAGAATCAACAGTAACAGTAGTACCAGAGACCGTCAGATCCCCCGTAATACGAGCAGAACCAGTCACATCCAACGCAACCGTTGGGGAAGTCTGATTAATACCCACACGATTATTGCCGGAATCAATCTTTAAAATATCAGGGGCCAAAGAGGCGCCATAAGCTAACCACTTCTCTCCATCCCACTGCCATTGCTTACCGCTAACAGTATGGATATCCCCACTTGAGGGTGAATTTGGAAAATCTATTGCCATCGTGCCTCCATTATATCACTTATCATGTTATTCTACCTCAATATTCTCCAGCGTGTTTCGACACGCCGTTGTGTCCTCCAACTGGTACTGGCAGATGAAAGGGTCGATCCAGTCATAGTTCACGCCGGAGCCACTCCTGATTGTCCTCGTCCCAGTCGTGGAACACGCCCTCTTCGGGGTTCGTGAACGTCGGGTCGGGGGTCGGTGGGTCCCACAACATTGTCTCCTCGTTCAGCGTCCACGACGGGTAGGGCTGCGGCGGGGAGAACGCATCAAGGGCGGGGTGGTAGATCATCCCCTCACCGGCATACCGGCTTCGGATGTTGCCGTTGTACGAGGTCTGAATCCATGTCCCTGAGTTGGGGAGCATGGCGTCCAGGTGGTCGATGCCTCGTTGTTCAACTTCGACACCGTCGATTGTGGTCACATCGTTGGATACGGCCACGACCCGTATGACGACGTTGTTCTCGTCTAGTTCAGCGAAGTGAGCCATAAGTCCTCCTAAGAAGTCGCATAGCGAACGATCACGATCCCGGTGCCGCCATTGCCACCACCAGAAGCGCCACCGCCACCGCCACCGCCACCGCCACTGTTGGCTGAGGCCGAAGAGCCACCAACCGATGTGCCCGGAATGCCTCCACTGTGGGTTCCACCATCACCAGCACCGGAGTTGGCTCCACCAGACGCCACGTTGGTACTGTACGATCCGCCACCACCCCCGCCGGAGTAGTAGGTGGAAATGTTGTCGTAGGAGAACGCTGACCCCGGACCTCCATCACCGCCATCTGTAGTCACTCCGTCTCCACCGGCACCACCCCCGACATTTCCGTAAACGGAACCGCCGCCACCACCGGCACCACCCCAAGGGCCGCCCCCGGCGGATTTGCCTCCGTTGTCGCCACGGCCCGCCCTGCTACCGCCGATGCTGATGGCCAAGCCCTGATAGGTGTTGTAGGTGTCGTATTGGGCAATGGCCGCTCCACCACCACCGCCCCCTACGCCACCGGTCTTCCACAGGTAGCCGCCGCTGCTGCCCCCGCCAGAGCAGAACTGTTCCTCGTCGGTGCCGTCGGCCCAAATAGTCCACCCACCCCTAGCGCCGAAGTAACTGGCACCGGACCCGCCACCACCAATCGTGATCGGATAGACACCTGATCCGTTCCCACCTGCCGTGTGGACAACGGTCTTGACTTCAAAGATCCCACCGCCACCGCCACCACCGCCGGTATACATCCCACCACCGCCGCCGCCACCGACCATGAAGAGTTCAAGTTCACCGATGCCGCTAGTGACCGTGAAGTCAGCCGAAGAGAGGAACTTGTGCCATTTCCAAGCGCCGTAGGTGCCGTCGAAGTCGCCGCCCGTGGCTGTGATCAGCCCGGCCTCAGCCGCACCACCACCGAAGGCACCAGAGTTCCAGTCAGACACCTTGGAGTTGGGGAAGTACCGACCGATCCTTGGCATGACTAAGCGGCAATCTGGTTGACGTACCCGTGAAGAGTGATGACGTTCGTCGTCGCCGCAAAGGCTTTGACGATGAGAGGCGAGGCGTTGCCCTTGATGAGCAGACCGGGAGCGACAAGCGTCAACCCGGCCTCGGCCGTGATCGTGAGTTCGATCAGGTCGTCAGGGGCCGTGGTGCCGCCCCACTCCAACGTCAACTTGACATCGGAAGCGGAGGTGTTCTGGGCGTAGATCCACACCTCGTCATACGTCGTAGCAGTACCCGACCCGGTGTGGATCGTGTCGCCCGCCGTGGCCGTTGCAGCGACCTTGATTGCCCGCCCGTCGGTAGACGCCGACAGTTTCGTTTTTGTGAATGTCGCCATTACTAACCCCTAACCAAACGATTGTGACGCCAATATCATATTAGCGTCTGTGCCTAAGTCGATATTTGCAGTCCCATCAAAGGATACCCCTCCGATAGTACGGGCTGTTTCCAGAGCAGTAGCCGTAGCGGCATTGCCTGTGGTGCTGCCCGAACTACCTGAAGCGTCACCAGTCACGTTGCCAGTCAGAGGACCAGCAAACCCAGTAGCCGTTAGGACCCCTGTCCCGGCATTGTAGGTAGCCCCGCCGTCAGTCTTCGGAGCCAGGTCACCAGTCGCCGACTCAAACAGAGCAACCGAACAGGTCGTATCCGTCGTGTCAGCAACCGTGATAGTCGTAGGCGTAGCCGCAGTCGCCCACTCAGTGTCGCCGTCGGCCTGCTTTACGAGAACATCGTTCGTTGAAGCGGTAGCAGCCGTCGTAGCGCCGACACCCAGTTTCGTTTCCAGCGCAATAATCGCACCGGAGGCATTCGTATGAACCTCGTCGTGAAGAAAGCCAGCATCATCCATTTCAGTAGTCGCCAAAGGCGACGGCTGTTGGACTGATGTGTCCAGCGTCGTCGGATACTGGGTAGCCACGCTATGAAACCGTGATCGTTACCGTCAGAGTCCATTCTGAGCCCGAAGCCTTCGTGCCCAGAGAGGCCACCTTACGGTTCAGGGCCGTACCGGTATCTTCCCCACCAACGCCACTGGTGGCACTGCGGATGCTCCACTCCTCCCAGGCAAAGTTGCCGTCAGCAGAACCCCACACAGACTTCCAGGTCATCGTCTGACCCGCCAGGGATGGGAACGAGGCCGACTCCATCGCCTTGTAAGACCGTTCACTGGTACCCGCCTGGAGCCCCGTATGGGTTGCAAGGGCAGACGTAGTGCTGGTACCCACCCCGATATAACTAGCCGTGCCGTAAACAGCCGGAGAAGCCAGGCCGCAGAGGCTGTTCAGAAGGTCCGCAATCCCCCCATTCAGGAGAAGATTGTCCTCAACAGAAACCGTGTCGTTCGGGGGGAGCCCTTTAGCCCGGTCAGAAGCAACATTCCACTTCTCAACGGTGGCTACAACACCCCATTCTTTGGAGTCGATGACATCAGGTGCGCTCATAGTGTCCTCACTATACACCGGTCACGGGACGGCCACCAGACAGGTGACCGCCCCGCAAACGGGTTATTGGCTACGCCCGTTACTCAGCGAACGGCGCAGCGGTGCTGACGTTGGTCTGGCGGTTGTGAGGCTCATGTAGGGTGAGTTTCACGTTTGCCGAATGGAGCGGTGAACCCGAAGTGGTGATGTCATACGTCGCCTTCATGAACTGCTTGTAGACATCCATTCGGATATACATGCTCTTGTTGTCGTCACCTGGGCCGATTGCAGGGGCAGAACCGTACTCAACGGTGTTTGCACCCGCTGCGGTATCCGCACCCTCAAATCGGATTCCACCAGCAACGAACGAAGCGTTCGCACCAATAGCGCCCAGTTTGATCTCCATGACGACGGGCCCTGGCTTGTCGACCTGAACCCAACCGGTGTCGCCATCTGCGCTGATAGCAGTATCTGCGAGAAGTACGCCTCCGGTTGCGTCCCGGACAAGTGTGCCTGGACCGACTGTGGTAGTTGACTGTGCCATGTTTCAGCCTCCTATGCTTCCGTGAGGCCGGTATGCCTCACAATGGATAGAGGGTTGTAAATGGCCAGGCCGGGGTAAACCTCAACCCGACCCAAGTGCCCAGGCGCTGCCTCAGTCTCACCAAAGTCATTTACGTCGAACGACCCGCCCAGGCCCAACAGGCCTGTCACGTTCTCGTCCTCGCCAAAGGCGATGTAGTAAATGCTTGAAGTGACGCTGCTTGATCCCTGTGTCTCATTGAACGCAAGGATTGCAGAACCTGTTGCATCATCTCCGATGATCCGAACGGGAATCCCGTTCCATTGCAGAATCTGGCGGCCAAACCGGTCATCCCCTACATCAAGCAGGGAGAAGTAACCAGATGTGTTGCGACCAAGGGTCGTCAACTTGCGCCGGATAAAGCGGTTCATCAGGATGACATCAGCACTGGACTGGCTACGCAAAAGATCGTGCGCCTCGTCCATCTTCGCCAATGTGAGGGGTCCGCCATTCGTTGCCTCAGCAACCGTCTGGCCCAAACCCTCAGTGATAAGGGAGTTGACTCCCTTGAAATCCTTGGCGGTACCAGTACCGTCGAAGAAATACTTGTCGTAAGTCCTGGACATGGCCTTTGCGAACTTGGCGTACTGCCTGGCTTTCGCAGAGACTACGTTCCCACGGACCCTGACAAGGTAGTTATCGACAAATACCTCGCCACCAAGGATAGCCGTACCAAAGTACCGCTCCGTGTCTGTGCCGAATGACCTGGTGTAGGTCTCGTTCACATCACGGAAAGCGGGCGTTGGCAGACTGTTTTCGACCTGCACCTTGAGAGCATTCCCAGAGATGGCGGTCTGCGGAAGCATCTCAAGAATCGGAGATTCCTGGATCAGGGTCTCAACGACCCCACGCTTCAACTGATCGTCACCGTACTTGGCCGCCTCAAGGAGGGTCACGCTGCCACTTGGCATATCGCTGGCCTTCCTGTGGTTAGTGGGTGATTAGATGGGACCCTCTAACGACGGCGCTTGCTGGGCTTATTCTCCAGCGCCCACTCAATGGCCTGCACCCCGGTCAGTTTCTCCGGGTTGATAGCCGGAGTTGGCTGGCCGGACATTGCGCCCACCTGGCGAGCCCTGTCAAATGCCTCAGCGTCGGTATGAGAACCAGAAGCAGGTGCCGCCGGGCTAAGGAAATCCTCAACCTGGCGATCCAACTCATCGCCCTCAAAACCCCGCCTTGTTAGCAGGTCCCTGGCCAACTCCTCTTGCTGGCCACGACGATCCTCATGGATCTCCCTGGCCCGCTCCTCAAGTTGGCCTATGTCGACGCCATCCAGATCCGTGGGCTTCACAAGCGACAAACCGTGCTGCTGAATAACCTCTTGGGCTTTCAGGCCGGTAAGTTCGCCTCTAAGCGATTTGTTCTGTTCTAGCGTTTCCTCCAACTTCTGTCGGAGGGTGCCTCCCGACATCTCAGAAATATCTTCATCAGTGTCGTATGGCATATGTCACTCCTGGTCTCGTACGCTTCTGGACCCCAGGGGTACCCAGAAGGATTGGTATTATCTAAGTATAACTGACACGGTGCTGTCAATAGCGGACGCCGGGCCCCTTTCGACCAGGCTGCACCAGCCGTCCACCCCGGCCACCGGCCACACTGAACTGGCCAGAAGGAGCCGCCAAGGACTGTTCGGCCTGGACGCCTCTCACTAGCAGGTCGGTTTCCTCTGGCCTGGCCAGGAACTGTGCTTCCTCAAAGTCCTGTTGAGTGAACCTGTCAGAAGTCATGTTCGTCCTGGAGATCATGGAGTTCATCAGGTCACCCTGGTTGGCGTATTGACCGTAGGCTGTCAAAGCCTTCGCTCTCGTTATCCCGGCGCTTCTTATCTCCTTGACACGCTCCAACGAAGGTGCCACCAAACCCTGCTCCTCAGCGGCACCGCCAATGAGGGCGTACTGGACAGACTGGACTATCTCGTCCAAGTCCAGGAACGCCTCACCGTCGGCTGAGTCCCCCAAATACAGGGCCTCCACCAGCGCCTGGGCCTGGTCGGTATCCAAGCCACGAATCCTGGCCACTGTCCCAGTGGGAACAGTCCCATCTATTTCCATTTTGGAGATGGTTTCCAAGGCGGCCTGTAGGGAGAAGTCGGTAGCCCGGGCCACGAAGTCTTCGTAGGAGAAATCCGCCGACAAGATGTTCCGGTTGTATTCCTCTATCAACGCTTCTGACGCTTCCGGGTCAATAATCGCCTGGTACAA